ATAGCTTCGGAAATTATCACATCCCAAGGGGGTTCATTTTGAACAGGCACCTTCGTTCTCGACATCCAGTTTTGGACCCTAGAAGCTAAATGTGGTAAAGAAAATCCAGATCCTACGTGTTGCCGAGCCGAAACTTGAGCAACAACTGCCTTATCCAAACACTCCTTATCACAAGAGCAATATTTGGTAGGGAGACGACACCCATCACACAATATTGAGGGTGGTTTCGGTCTTGGACCCGCTAAAACGATCGGAGGTCTAACTTCAGGCTCATCATCACCCAACTGTGATTTACTCTCTACTACAGAGGGATCTGTCCCACTATCACATACACAAAACTGATGAGGTACTAGACATTTATCACACAACACTACTTTCCCAATAGCTGAACGAGATCGTATAAAAGCGTCTTGCGCTGCTCTATGTTTCAGAACTAAATCCTTCATAGTTCTCAAGAACACTCCTAAGGGGGCCTTATCACACTGAGGAACGTAATACAAAAGACCATCATGAATCTCCATAGTTTCAACCGTCCACAACCACCAATCAGGATAAGATCCAGGATCGTCATGTCTAACGGTATCCGCCAAGGATGTACCCTTTGCGTATTCTTCCTTCACAAAAGGTGTAACAACCATATTGAATCTACGTAACACCGCTGCCGGATGAGAAAAACGCAACCAAGCATTGAGGTCCTTTGTATTCGTGGTAGCCGTAACTAACTCTGCTTTCACTGGACACATACCTTTGTCCTCCTGCCGTGCTTTATCAGGCATGTATGAAATATTGTTAATGACGTTAATGATGGCATCCAAGGACTTATCCTCTGGATTCTTCACACTAACTTTTGCCACATCATCGAGTACTATAGACCACATCCATGATTGATAACCATCCCAAAAGTTAGCATCAGGATTAACTGCAAACCTATATTCAGGATCTATCGGAAGCTTCATAAGTAGGGCGAAATAATTCTCTACCATGTCTACAATAGTTGATTTTCCTATCTTAGACTGTCCATAAATCAAAACACCAAAAGGGCATCTCCGTGGTGATGACGCAGCTCGTATGCCTCTAAGTTCCATCTTGATTTTCCGCAACTCTTCCTGAATTTTCCGTACTGTGGACTTCTCATGCTCCTCCATGTTCATGCATCTTCGCATAATGACTTCCGACTCCGCAAGAGCCTCATTGAGCCGAAAATCATAATCATGAATAGTAAAACCATGGGGTTCAGGGTTGACCAAGAAATCTTTCTCCAAACGCAATCGCTGAGTATTCTGGAAAAATTTCCCATAGCGCTCTGAACTATGCCACAACGGCTCTAGAGTTCCAGCATTCCAACACTGGAAACCCTTATCACACATCCACGTTATGAGTTTGATAAAATCGCCCATCAAGTTAGCTCCATTGGACCAAACTGACGTTTTTATCCACTGATCCAGAATTGAAAAATGACCCAAAG